GTGCCGAAGACCCCGGGCTATCGCAAGCGCCACGACCGCAACCAGGCCATCGTCACCCTGACCGACGCCGCGACCAAACGGCGGCGGGATTACTGGCTGGGCGAGTTCGGATCGCCGGAGAGCCGCGAGCTATACCACCGCGTTGTTGCCGAGTGGGAGGCCAACGGCCGTCGCCTGATCGACCCCGACTTCGAGAAGCCCGCCGCCGCCGGGCCGGGCGGCGACGGGGGGCCGGGCGGCTCGGGCGGCATCACCATCTCCGAGTTGTGCGCCCGCTTCTGGCGGACGCGGGCGCCGCAGTTCAACGAGAACGAGCAGGGGCACTTCAAGGCCCTGATCCGCCTGCTCCGTCGCTCGTACGGCTCGACGCCCGCGTCGGCGTTTGGCCCGCGGCGTTTACAGCGGCTCCGCGACGAAATGATCCGCGACGACGCGGAGAGCGGCCGGCGAGGCTGGGGCGTCACCTACACCAACGCGCAGGTGCGGCGGCTGTGCCGGCTCTTCAAGTGGGCCGCGTCGCAGGAGATCGTCTCCGCGAGCGTGAGAGTGGAACTGCTGGCGGTGGACCCGCTGAAGCCCGGGCGCTGCGAGGCGCGTGCTGGGCGGGTCGTCAAGCCCGTGCCAGTGGAGGTGGTCGAGCAGACGCTGCCGTATTTGGCCAGCCCGGTCGCTGCCGCCGTGCGGTTGCAGTTGCTCACGGGAGCCCGGCCCGACGAGGTGCTCAGCCTGCGCCCGTGCGATATCGACACCTCCGGCGGCAACGGGGTCTGGGTGGTCCGCCCCGAGCGGCACAAGACGCAGTACATGGGGCACGACCGCGTGCTCTTCCTCGGCCCAAAGGCGCAGGCGGTGCTCGCTCCGTTCATGGATCGCCCGCCGGGCGCGTACCTGTTCAGCCCCGCCGAGGCGGACGCCGAGCGCCGGGCTGCCCGGGCCGCGGCCCGGAAGACGCCGCTCTCGTGCGGCAACCGGACCGGGACGAACCGCAAGGGCGAGCCGAAGAAGGCGGCGGGCGAGCGCTACGACGCGCGGGCGTACTACCGGGCGGTGCAGTACGCCTGCGACGTGGCCTTCCCGCCTCCGCTGCCGCTGGCCAAGCGCGACGATGAGACCCGGGAGGCGTGGCGGATGCGCCTCGCTTCGACGGGCCTCAAAGCGGCCCTCGACGCCTGGCGGAAAGAGCACCGGTGGTTCCCGTACCAGCTTCGCCACACGGCCGCGACCCTCTACCGGCGGGAGCACGGCCTGGAGGCGTCGGCCCTCGTGCTCGGGCACGCGAGCGCCCGCGTCACCGATGCGGTCTATGCCGAGCGCGATCAGTCGAAGGTGGCAGAGATCATGCGGAAGGTGGGGTAGGTTCGGCGCTTTCGCGCGTCGGCGTCGCCTCCGCTACGGCCGGCAGCTCGCTCTCGTCCTCCGGCACGTCGATCATCGCGTACCACGCTGCGCCGGACCCGTCTGAAAGATCGAACCGCGTGACCTGCCTCACCGCGTTGGAATGCACCGGATCGGCGAGGATCGCCACCTCGAAGCGGGCCGTGTCGTCGGGGTCGCGGAACACACGGTACAGGTAGTACCGCTGCCGCGCTGCCTCCGCCTTCCGGTACTCGTTCTCGGTGAGCTCGATCTCGCCGCTGCGACTGCTCCGGCCCTTGACCTCGATGTACCGTGCGATGCGTGGCTCCTGGACCTCTCGTTGAGCCATCGCCGCTTCGTACTCCTCAGCCGACGCGAAGCTGATGATATCGCACCCGAACGCCTCCGAGCCGTGGAGGTGACTGACGCGGATCGGGTGACGCCCCTCCAGCCGCTCATAGGCCTCGACGACTCGGAACGTAACGTCCTCCGTCGCGAGCGGCCCGCGTCTATGCACACCGCCGGAGCCCGGCCTGGCGGTGATCACGAGCTTGCGACGCGTGCCCGTCCTCCGTTTTGGGGGTTGCACCGGGTGGAAGGTGACATCGCCGTCGCCTGCCGCAGGTTCGTCTCCAAGATCGTCGTCGGACTCCGGGTCCGGCGCTTCCTCTGCATCGCCGCCGGGTGACTCCGATCCCTCGCCGGCCCCCTCGGCGGGCGGAGGCAACGGTTGCGGCGTCGATGGCTCCTCTTCCGCCTCTGACCGGAACCGCTCGTGTGCCTGCGCGAGCTTGCCCTCGGGGTCGTCGTCCACAAGACCGCGGACGACGTCCTCCATTTCCGCCACAGTCCGGCACCGGAAGACGTTGGCCGCCTCCGCGGCGACATCCGTTCCCAACAGCTCCGCGACCAAAGCGGCAACGCCCTGCCAGAACCGCACGAGCGACGGCGCCTCACGATCGAAGTCATCGATCATGTAGAGCGTCCGATCGAGAAGCAGGCGGTCCCCCTGGCTTTCCATCTCGATGGTCTGCGTCTCCCCGCTGGGGAGCTTGGCCTCCGCCCGCATGCGAGTGCAGAGCCGGAGTTCGGCCTGGTGCAGCAGGTTGCGCTCGCGATTGTCCTCGTCGAGCTTCTTTCCCAGTCGAATCGCGTACACGTACGGCAGGGCCCGCCTAAACGCCGCGTTCGCGTCCTCGCTTGAGGGGGCGTACTCCGTGCCCTCGTCGATAAGCGTGATCTCGATGTCCTTGGTTGCCAGCGGCTCAACGCCGAACAGCTCACGCACCAGCTTGGTGGACTTGCGCCGCGGGAACTCGGCCACCCTCAGGTGCTGCTCGATGACACGCGGCACCGTCACGTTTGCGTTGTACCGGACCTCGGAGACGGGCAGATACTTCGATTCTCCGCGCACCCGCGCCCATACCTTGCCGTTCTTGAAGAACTGCCGCCGGGACAAGCTGTCCTCGGCCATAACGCCCGCTTCAATCAGCGTGCGGTACACGCCGGGGGCGTGCTGCCCCTCGGGATCGTCCTCGGGAAGTCTGCTCAACAGCTCGTAGAGCGAGTCCGCGTCGATTGCTTCCAAAGAGGAGATCGCGCCCAGGCGCGTCAGCAGGCCGTTCACGGCGCGCCGGCCGCCGCTTCGCCGGATTGCCGGATCGTTGACGTCGATGGCGTGCTGAGAGTAGAGTCCGCGGAGCAGACGGCCCGCAAAGCCGCTCAGTATCACCTGGCCGGGCTTGCAGCGAGTCCCATCAACGGTCGGCACCCAGTCGGTCGAACGCAGGGCCAGCATCACCGGGTTGGGAATCCGGATGCCGCGGTCCATCCACAACTTCTGCTCGCGCGACTTTCGGGCCACGAAGTAGGCGTCCTCAACGACGTCGCTCGCGAGAAAGTGCTGGCCAGCCGTCAGGAGAAAGGCCACGAGTCCCGCAGGGTCCGCCTCGAGAAGCAGACGCTCGAAGTGCTGCGGGACGGTCGCTCGCTCCACGCCCCTCTCCTTGCAGAGGTAGAGCGCAGCGGCGAGATCCACGCACTCCTCGTCGCGGACCATGCCTGGATACTCATGCTGTTCCAGAGCCCGTCGCGCAAGACGCTCGCTCTCGGCGTGAGACAGGGGTACCGTCCTCGGCTGCGCGTGAACACCGAGCGCGACCAAAAACTCGGTAACGCGGCGAATGTCGGCGTCCCCAAGGCCGACCTGAGCGGGTGAGCCGGAGAACTGCACGCCCCCGATGTTCGAGTAGAGCCGATGCAGCATGTCCCCGCCGGGATACTCAGGTCCCAGGTAGCAGTCACCGGGGGCGATGACCTGGCCGATTCGATCAACGATTGGAACCGTCACGCCCGAGAGGACGCCGGGCTCTCCGTTGGTTGTGTTGAACAGCCACCTCAGCAGCTCTCGAACACGCCCTGCCTGCTCATGCTCATCCGCCTGCCGTGCCCGTGATACCAACGCCCTGACGACGGTGTCCAGACGGTACTCATCAACACGGGCCTCTCGGGCCTCCAACCGTCCGGATAAGGCGCGGATGCTCGATGCCCCCGCGGCGGACTGCAAACCACGCTGAAAATCGGGATGCACGAACTGGATATCCTGCGCCCACGCGGGCACTGGGTACGGATTGGCGCCGGGAGTGAAGAAGCACTGCTCATTGGGCCCGATGAACGTGCCCCGGGCGGTCAGAATGAATTCGCCAAGCGGCAGTTTGCCAAGTCGCTCGGTGGCAAGCAGTCGGCCAACGAGCTCGCCGGCAGCCAATGGCTCCATTTCTTCAAGCTGCGAACGCAACCGTCGGAGGAGCTCGGGCTGGCCGAACCACCCGATCTCAAAGAGATTCAAGACACCGGTGAGCTTCTCGTCCGTGCGCACGCTGAGCACATCGGGGAAGTGCTTGGACGTGAGCAGCGGGTGCCATGAATCGTGGGGCGTGCGATATGCCTCCGCGGCGGGACCCAGGCGTCCGTCGATGCGGGGGAAGACGTGCCGCCCCTTCAACTCCGCTACGGCACGCTCCAAGAAGCCCAGCCGCTTGAGCTCCGGATCGACCTGGTCCAAGCCGTCGAGGAGCTTCAGGGCGCGGCGAGGCTGAGCGGGGGTGGCCTCGGCGGCGACAACATCCGCCAATTGCGCCGCGAGTGCGCCCAGTACCTGCCGGTTGTCCTCGGTGTCGTGGACGCGGTTGCGATCGTCGCTCAGTTCGAGCGTTGCGTGCAGCACCAGCGGGAGGGGGAGCGAGTCCTTCGTCGGAAAGAACACGCACATGCACCGATCCGTGACGGGCTCGGGCTGATCGGGCACCGCGATTGCGGTCTCGTAGTCACGAGCGCGCCGTTGGCGCGAGTCGCCGCTCGAAGTAAGTCGGCCCTCGCGGCGGTGCAGGGTCCATAGCGAGTCTCCGATGGGGCTTTGAATGATGAGTCGCGTCGCGTGGTCGCTGACATTCTCTCGAAGGATCTCCCAACGCCGAGGTGCGGTGCCGCGCACCTCGATCTCCGTGAGAGAACGGCAGAACAGGAGTGCCTCGGTCTGAAGGCCGTCCAGTTGGTCGAGAACGTCGCGCCGCACTGCGTCCCGACGTGTGTCATCCGGAAGGCGGAGCACGAGAACGGTGTCAAAGCCCTGGTCTCGATAGCGACTCGCGAGGTCGAGCGAGGTTGACGGCGGGACAAACGGGAAGCGCATAATCGGCACCGGTGGGTAGCCCTCCGCGCGCGTGAAGTCGTCCACCACGCCCCGCACGGCCTGCGAGGTTGCCGCAAGCATGTTGATCTGCAGGGCCGCCTTCGCCCGGTCGAAGGCCACCGACAGATGTCCGCTGGAGAGAAGCGGGCACTCCGACCAAGTCAGCACCGACCGAAAGCCGAGGCCTTTGCACCCGATGTACTTGTTGCGGTCGAGCTGCTTGGGGCTGCAGTCGCTGATGACCAGCGACTCCAGGCCGCCTGCTGAGAAGGCAGACCCCGAGTTGGCGACGATCACGCAGTCGTCGACCAATTCGACCAGCAGGCGTCCACCATTGGTGTGTTCTGCGGCGTCGTCGGCGTTCTGGAGAAGTTCGAGCAGTTGACGCCCGCGATACCCCTCGATGGCGGCGAGTTCCCTGTTCGCATGGCCCACGAGCTCCTTGGGCTGCCGGGCGTAGAGCTCAAGTTGGTCGGAGGCGAGCTTCTCCACCGCCCGCTGCGCCGCTTCGACGGATGCGAGCGAGCGCGCAGACTCCGGTGCCAACGGCGGGGCGCTCACTGTCGCGGTGGCCTGGTGCGTCACTCCCGAACTCCTCAATCGGTAGCCGGACGGTGCGTCCGGCAGTCATGGCCGGGGTGCCAGCGGTCATCGCCCCGTCGCCCGTGGTCTCCGAGTTACCACATTACGGTAGCCAAAAAAAATCCGCGGCCGCAAAGCGGCCCATTCGTCGCGGGAGGGCCGTTGTCGTCGTCAGGTCCTGCGGGAACTCTAGTTACCGAGTTACCACCGCAAAACAGCGTGGATTCTTCCCCCGTCGCATGCAGCCCGAGCCCCGTGAGGGCCGGGTCAGACGAGCGAGGAGTTCCACGTGTTCCAGCAAGTCTCAATCGGAAAGGCAACGGACGGGAGCGATGAGGCGCCTGCTGCGGAGGAGCATATCACGCTTTCGCAGGCGGCGAAACTCGCCCCGGGGCGTCCTTCGCCGAACTGCGTGTGGCGGTGGTGCCGCGAGGGCGTCAAGGCGGCCTCGGGGCAGCGAGTGCGACTCAAGCACGTGCGCTTCGGCTCTCGCATCTACACCACGCGCCGGTGGCTGAACGCCTTCGGCCTCGCGCTTGCCGAGGCGGACGCGGTCCACTTCGAACGTGGGCATCAGGCCACGGAAGTCACTGTTCCTACCACGACTCGCCGACGGAGCAGGCGTTTGCGCGAAAACAAACGCGATGAAGCCCGCCGCCGCCACGACCAAGCGGAGCGAGAACTCGAGGAGGCGGGCCTGTGAGCACCACATTTCCCCGTTCAACCGGCCCGCCGCTCGTGCGGCTCGGCCAAGGCGACTTCGTCCGCGACATCTTCCCGCACGACCTCATCCCTGATGGAGACCACATGACCGCGACCACCCTGATGAACCAGATCACCAAGGGGCGCAGGCCCAAACCCCGCCGCGTGATGCTGTACGGCACGCATGGGATCGGCAAGAGCACCTTCGGCGCGATGGCCGAGAGCCCCATCTTCATCCCAACCGAGGACGGTCTGGGGGACATCGAGTGCGAGTCGTTCCCGCTGGCCCGCTCGCTCGGCGATGTCGTGGCGGCGCTGGAGACGCTGTATGCCGGCGAGCACGGGTACAGGACCGTCGTCATCGATTCCCTCGACTGGCTCGAGCGCCTGATCTGGAACGAGGTCTGCGAGGACGAGCAGGTCGAGAGCATCGAGAAGATCGGCTACGCGAAGGGGTACGCCTTCGCCATCGACAAGTGGCGGACAGTGCTCGGCGCGCTCGACGCCCTCCGCAGCGACCGCGGCATGACGGTCATCGTCATCGCGCACGCGAAGATCGAGAAGTTCGAGAACCCCGAGACGGTCCCCTACGACCGCTACAGCCCTCGCCTGCACAAGCTCGCCAGCGCGCTGGTGCAGGAGTGGGCGGACGAGGTGCTCTTCGCCACTTACAAGGTGCTCACTGTCAAGGTCGACGAGGGGTTCAACAAGGCCAAGCACAACGGCGTCGGCACCGGGGAGCGGATCATCCGCACCGTCGAGCGCCCCGCGCACGTCGCCAAGAACCGTCTGAACCTCCCCGAGGAGCTGCCCCTCGATTACCGCGTTTTCGCGGAGCACGTCGGCGCCTCGCGCGGCGAGAGCAGCCCCACCACGCCCACTCCCCCGATCACCCAGAACACCGACGCCGCGACCGCCGAGGGCGCGGCCGCAACCAACTGAAAGGACTCTGACCCATGGCGAACCTGAACAACTTCGACGCGAACAACGTGGACCCCTCCGTCGCCCTCGACCCGATCCCCGCGGGCAAGTACCTCGCCGTTATCACCGAATCAGAGATGAAGCCGACGAAGGCCGGCGGCGGGAAGTACCTCCAGCTCACGTTCCAGATCATCGACGGCGAGCGCAAGGGCCGCCTTGTCTGGGCCCGGCTCAACCTGGAGAACAAGAGCGAGATGACGGTGAAGATCGCCCGGGGCGAGCTCTCCGCGATCTGCCGCGCCGTCGGGGTCATGGCCCCGAAGGACTCGGTCGAGCTCCACAACATCCCGCTGGAGATCAACGTCGGCCTGAAGAAGCGCGACGACAACGGCGAGTTCACCAACGTCATCAAGGGCTACGCCAAGAAGGGCGGGAACGGGGGCGGCGGCGCTGCCGGCGCTCGCGTGCCCGCGGGCGTCGGCCCGGGGAGCACGCCGCCCTGGAAGCGATAAGCCCATCCGGTCGCGTCCTCGAGCTCCCGTACCCGCCGAGTGTGAACCACATCTGGCGGCGCGTGGGGCCGAGGACCGTCATCAGCCGCGAGGGCCGGCGCTACCGCACGGACGTGTGCGCCGCCCTCGCGGCGATGAAGGTCGAGCGGATGGAAGGCCGGCTGGCGGTGCGGGTCACCGTCTGCCCTCCCGATCACCGCCGGCGCGACCTGGACAACGTGCAAAAGGCGCTGCTCGACGCGCTGGCGAAGGGCGGGGCGTACCGCGACGACTCGCAGATCGATCGGCTGGAAGTGGAACGAGGCCCGGTGACGCCGGGCGGCAAGGTGCTGGTGGAGATCACGCGAATCAAACCATGAACCTCCGAACCTACCAATCCGAAGCCGTCGCCGCGGTGTACGAGCACCTGCGGACCCGCGACGACAACCCCTGCGTGGTCATCCCGACTGGCGGGGGCAAGACGCCAGTGATCGCCACGATCTGCCGCGACGCGGTCGGGCCGTGGAACGGGCGCGTGGTCATCCTGGCCCACGTCAAGGAACTGCTGGAGCAGGCGGCGGACAAGCTTCGGCACATCGCGCCGGACGTGCCCGTGGGCATCTACTCGGCGGGGCTGAAGCGCAAGGACCTCGGGTACGCGGTCACCATCGCGGGGATTCAGTCCATCTACCAGCGGGCGTGCGACCTTGGGCCGGTGGACCTGCTCATCGTGGACGAGGCGCACCTGATCCCGCCCGACGGCGAGGGGATGTACCGCCAGTTCATCGCCGACGCCAAGGTCGTGAACCCGCTGGCGCGGGTGGTCGGGCTGACCGCGACGCCGTTCCGGATGAAGTCCGGCCCCATCTGCGAGCCCGGCAACATCCTCAACCACGTCTGCTTCGAGGTGGGCGTCCGCGAGCTGATCGTGAAGGGCTTCCTGTCGCCGCTGCGGACGAAGGCCGGGCTCCAGAAGGTCAGCACCGACGACCTGCACGTCCGGGCCGGCGAGTTCGTCGCCAGCGAGGTCGAGGACCTCATGGACAAGGACGCCCTGGTCGAGGGCGCGTGCGCCGAGATAGTCGAGCACACGAAGGACCGCAGCGCCACGCTGATTTTCTCGTCGGGCATCCGGCACGGGCAGCACATCGTGGAGGTGCTCAAATCCAGGCACGGCGTCGAGTGCGGTTTCGTCTCGGGAGACACGCCCGCCGGGGTGCGCAGCGCCATCCTCGACCGCTTCCGCTCCGGGGCGCTCAAGTACCTCTGCAACGTCAACGTGCTCACCACCGGCTTCGACGCCCCGCACATCGACTGCGTTGCGCTCGTGCGGCCGACGATGTCGCCCGGGCTCTACTACCAGATGGTCGGGCGGGGCTTCCGCCTGCATCAGGGCAAGGCCGACTGCCTCGTGCTGGACTTTGGCGGCAACGTGCTGCGGCACGGCCCCGTTGACGCCATCCGGCTCACCACGGACGACCGGGGCGAGGGCGAGGCGCCGGCGAAGGAGTGCCCCAACTGCCACGCGCTCATCGCGGCGGGCTACCAGACGTGTCCGGAGTGCGGGCACCAGTTCCCCGAGCCCAACCGCCAGAAGCACGAGGCGCAGGCCAGCACCGAGGGCATCCTCTCGGGCCAGACCAACCGCGAGGAGCACCATGTCAGCGAGACCACGTACCACGTCCACATGAAACGCAGCGACCCGGCCGCCCCGCTGACGATGCGCGTCGAGTACCGCGCCGGCTTTAACCGCTACTTCCGCGAGTGGGTCTGCTTCGACCACACCGGCTATGCGCGGACCAAGGCCGAGGCGTGGTGGCGAGCGAGATCGGTCGAGCCGGTGCCCGACGGCACCGAGGAGGCGGTCGAGCTCGCGCGGGCCGGCGCGCTCGCGCCGGCGCTCTCGATCACCGTCGAGAAGAAGGCGGGCGAGCAGTTCGAGCGGGTGGTGGCGCACCGCCTGGGCGAGAAGCCGCCGCGGCTGGACGGCGACGAGGGCCTCCCCGAGTACGTGCCCGCGCCGGCGGGCACCACGTACGGCATCCCCGACGACGAAATCCCCTTCTGAGCAAGGAGTACGCGATGATCACGATCACGATCGAAGAGACGGACAAGGACGGCCGCGTGCTGGGGCGGCACGTCGCCTCGGCCCCCATCGACAAGAACGACGCCAAGGGCGTGGGGTCGCTGCTGGCCCGCAGCGTCGGGGGGCTGATGTACCACGGTCAGACGCGGGCCGAGGTGCCGCTGCTGATCGCGGCGGCGGGGACCCACCACTCCAGCCGCTGCACGCAGGCGATTGCGCACGCGATCGGGCTGGCGAAGTACGACTACAGCTTCGACTACGCGGTGAAGCCCGTCGTGGACCTCGACCGGCTGCTCGACTACCGGGCGAGCAAGCGCGACCGCGAGTCCGCAGCGCAGATGCTCAGGATCATGGGCGCCGGCATCAAGGGACGCGAGAGCGACGAGTAATTGATGAGCGACGGCCGCGCCAACCTGCTCGACGCCGCGCGGTGGTACCTCGCGCGCGGCTACGCGCCGATCCCCGTGCCCGCGGGGTCGAAGGTGCCCGTGCTTAAGGGCTGGACGGACCTGCGCCTCGCGGACGCCGACCTGCCCCGGCACTTCAACGGCACCGGGAACATCGGCGTGCTCCTCGGCGAGCCGAGCGGGTGGCTGGTGGACGTGGACCTGGACTGCGAGGAGGCGGTGGCGCTCGCGCCGGCGTTCCTGCCGCCGACGGGCGCGAAGTCCGGCCGGCCCGGCAAGCCCTCGTCGCATTGGTGGTACATCTGCGAGGGGGCGAAGACCCGCAAGCACCAGGACCCGGCGTCGAAGAAGATGATCGTCGAGTTGCGGAGCACGGGCGCGCAGACGATCGTCGGCCCGAGCATGCACCCGAGCGGCGAGGCGTACGACCCGCTCGAGGGCGAGCCCGCCGCTGTCGATGCCGAGGCGCTGTGCGCGGCGGTCGCGGCCCTGGCCGAGGCGGTGACGAGGCAACGGCATGGAGATGAGCCCCGGCCGGAAAGGCCGGTCTCCCGGCAGGAGGCAACAAGACCCGCGCCTGCGCCGGATGCCGTTCTGCGCCGCGCCGAGGCGTACCTGGACCGCATTCCGCCGGCGATCTCCGGCTCGGGCGGGCACAGCCAGACGTATGCCGCCGCGACGGCGATGGTGCATGGGTTCGGGCTGGACCCTGAGACGGCGCTGGGGCTGCTGCTCGATCGGTACAACCCGCGATGCCAGCCGCCGTGGTCGGAGAAAGAGCTCCGGCACAAGGTCAGCGATGCTGCCAGCAAGCCACACGACCGCCCGCATGGGTGGCTGCGCGACGCCCAGCAGCCGGAGGACCTCGGCGGCGTGGACCTCTCCGGGTTCGATCCCGAGCGCCGGCGCGGCGGAGGCGAGCGGCCCCGGTCAGAGCGCCCGCCCGACCCGGGGCCGTTCCCCGAGCACCTCCTCCGCGTCCCCGGCTTCATCGAACTTGTCGTGGCGCACAATCTGGCGACGGCCACGCGCCCGCAGCCCGTGCTCGCGCTGGCGGCCGCGATCTGTCTCCAGGCCGTGCTCGCCGCCCGCAAGGTCCGCGACGAGCGAGGCAACCGCACCAATCTCTACTGCGTTGGCGTCGCCCCCTCCGGTGCCGGCAAGGACAACGCACGTAAGGTCAACAAGAACATCCTCTTCGCCGCCGACTTGGTCGAGCACGAGGGGAACGAGGACCTGGCGTCCGATGCGGGGCTGGTGACCGCTGTCGAGGCCCAGCCGGCGATCCTGTTCCAGATCGACGAGTTCGGGCGCTTCCTCCGCACCATCGGCGATCCGAAGAAGGCCCCGCACCTGTTCAACGTGCTGACGGCGCTGATGAAGCTCTACAGCAGCGCGGACACGGTCTTCCGCGGCAAGGCCTACGCGGACAAGAAGCGGAACAAGGTCGTCGATCAGCCGTGCGTGAGCGTCTACGGCACGACCGTCCCCGAGCACTTCTTCGAGTCCCTCACCGCCGACAGCCTCAGCGACGGGTTCATCGCCCGGCTCCTGGTCTTCGAGGCGGCCGAGACGCCGGCGCGGCAGCGCACCCGGGCAACGGGCGTCCCCGACGGGATCAAGCAGGCCGCGGAGTGGTGGGGATCGTTCAAGCCGGGCGGCAACCTCGCCCCGGAACACCCCCAGCCCATCGTGGTCGAGGCCACGCCAGAGGCCGGCGCGGTGTTCGATGCGCTCGCCGTGATGGTGGACGCCGAGCTGGGGAAGCCGGACGAGACAGGCCGCTCGCTGTGGGCGCGCGCCGAGGAGAAGGCGTGCCGCCTGGCGCTGATCTATGCGTGCTCGGCGAACGCCCAGAAGCCGGTGATCGACGAGGACGCCGCCCGCTGGGCGTGCGACCTGTCGTCGTACCTGACCCGCCGGATGCTCTACATCGCCCACGAGTGGGTCGCCGACGGCGTCTTCGATGCCCGGCAGAAGCGGGTCGTGCGGGTGGTGCGCAAGGCGGGTGGAAAGATCTCCCGCAGCGAGCTCTGCCGCAAGACGCAGTGGCTGACCCAACGGGAGCGGCAGGAAGTGATCGACAACCTCCTGGAAACACAGCAGTTGCGGCAGGAAGAGGAATCGACCGCAACGCGGCCGAGGGCCTGGTATGTGCTGGCATGAGCCGAATAGTTCAATCATTCATCCATTCACCGCGCGCGCACGCGGGTCGCGCACGCGCGGGCGGGTGCATGGGCGTAAGGGAGGTATTGAAAGATTGAAGAATCTCTCTCTTTCATCATGTACTCCCCCCCTCCCGCCCCGCCGCGCCCATGCAGGTCGCGTGCCGGGGAGCCCCTACCACGAGCCCAACAGCCCGAAGCCGAACGGCCGGGGTGAGGGGGTCGGTAGGTACTTCCCCGCCGGGGTCGAGAGGACACGCCCGCGGGAACAGCCGCGCTTGGCGACAGAGTTTGTTTCGCGCGTCCGAGCGCGGGGCAGCCGGGTGGCGGGAGTGGTACGCCTCACCGGCAGGAACGCGACGTGGGCCAACGTGGGCGAGCCCGTGGCCAACGGGTAGACCCGCACGGTGGGGCGGATTGGGCGGATGAGCCGCCCCGGACGGGCCCGTAGCCCGAGCGAACCAACCAGCGATCCAGCGATCCCCGGACCCGTCGGCATGTGCCGCGGGCCACCTCGACGCCACCCGCGCCGGCGCTCGCCGCGCGCCCTCGACGGAGATCGCCGTGAACATCGAGATGCTCCCCATCGACGCGGTCAAGGAGTACGACCGCAACCCCCGCACCATCAACGACGCCGCCATCGATGCGGTGGCCAGGTCGATCCAGGCCTTCGGGTTCAAGATCCCGATCCTCATCGACGGCGAGAGCATCATCATCGCCGGGCACACTCGGCTCCGCGCCGCGCGGAAGCTCGGGCTGACCGAGGTGCCGACGATCCGCGCGGACGACCTGACGCCGGACCAGGTCAAGGCGCTGCGCATCGCCGACAACAAGGTCGCGTCGCTGACCTCGTGGGACATGGAGCTCCTGCCCATCGAGCTTGCCGACCTGAAGGGCGTGGACTTCGACCTCGCGGTGCTCGGTTTCAGCGCTGAGGACCTCGCGGCGCTCATGGCGCCGGCCGGGACGGAGGGCCAGACCGATCCCGACGACGTGCCCGCTCCCCCCGACGCCGCGACGACGGTGCCCGGGGACATCTGGGTACTCGGCAACCACCGGCTCATGTGCGGAGACAGCAGCAAGCCGGAGGACCTCGACCGCCTGCTCGACGGCCAGCCGATCCACCTCGTCAACACCGACCCGCCGTACAACGTGAAGGTCGAGCCGCGGAGCAACAACGCGATCGCGGCGGGGTTGTCGTCGTTCCAGGCGAGCAACGCCAAGCCGCAGACGCACCACCAGAGCATGGACCTGGCGCGGCACCCGGAGAAGTCCAAGCCCACCGGGAAGAAGCTCCGCGCCAAGGACCGGCCGCTGGCGAACGACTTCGTGTCGGACCAGGAGTTCGACCGGCTGCTCGCGGCGTGGTTCGGCAACATCGCCCGCGTGCTCATCCCCGGCGGCGGGTTCTACATCTGGGGCGGCTACGCGAACTGCGCCAACTACCCGCCCGTGCTCAAGGCGATGGAGCTGTACTTCTCGCAGGCGGTGATCTGGATCAAGGAGCACCCGGTCCTGACCCGCAAGGACTTCATGGGCAACCACGAGTGGTGCTTCTACGGCTGGAAGGAAGGCGCAGCGCACCGCTTCTTCGGCCCCGCCAACGTGCCCGACACATGGTCCGTGAAGAAGGTGAACCCGCAGAGCATGGTCCACCTCACGGAGAAGCCGGTGGAGCTGGCCCGCCGCGCCATCGAGTACTCGTCGCGGCCCGGCGAGAACGTGCTCGACCTGTTCGGCGGGAGCGGCAGCACGCTCATTGGCGCGGAGATGACCGGGCGGCGGGCGTACCTGATGGAACTGGACCCGCTGTACTGCGATGTCATCGTGCAGCGCTGGGAGAAGTTCACGGGCCGGAAGGCCGAGCGGCTGCCTGCGAAGGGTGCGGCCGAAGAAAAAGCCGCGACCCGGAAGAAGGTCGCGGCGGGGAGCGGCGCGTGATGGCCGCGTCAGTCTTCGTCGAGCGTGGGCAGGGCCCCGTCCGTCGCTTCGTCCCACTCGAGGGCGTAGCGCTCGGCGATGTCCTCGAGGTCGCGGTCGGTCAGGTAGTCGGCCGTCTTGTGCTGCTGGCACGCGGCGACCGCCCGGGCGAGGTCCGTCCACTCCTCGATGGTGAGCATCTGGTCTTGCCGCGCGCCGAGCAGGTAGAGGGCGGCCTGGAGCACGGCCTCGAGTTGGGCTTCGCGGTCGGGCGTGGGGGCCGTGGCGGGCATGGCTCAGGCTCCCTTCCCCGCGACGAAGACGCCGCGCTCGTGCTTCTTGAAGCGGGCGGCGGTGCCCTTGGCGGCGATCTCGCGGATGATGGCGGCGTACAGCGTCGCCTCGGGCGTCTTCCCGCCCGGGCTCTTCCAGAGGCCCTTGGCCTCCATCGCGGCGATCATCTCCTTGGCCCGCATCGGCACCTCACTGGCGGCGAGCACCTGCGCCGCGGCGTCGAGGGCGCTGACGCGCTTGGGCTTGGCCTCCTCGGCGGGCTTCGGGGCCTTCGCCGCCTTGGGCGGCTTGGCGGTCTTCTCTCCCTTGCCCTTGGCGGGCGTCGCTGCGGGGGCTTTGCCATCCAGGCGGTCCTGGATCTCCGCGATGGCGGCCTTGCGGAGGCGGTCCGACTTGGCCGCCCCGTCGGCGCGGGCGGCGCTCTTGGACTTCGCGGGGGTGCGGGTCTTCGGGGCCTTCTTGGTCTTCGTACTCATGGTCATCTCCGATACGGTGGTGCGGAACACCGCCGCACGCTGCGGCGGGGAATCGGGGCCGGCGCGGTTCCCCGCGCCGCCTCGCGCTTAGCAACCGGCGACGCGCTCCATCTCGCTCAGCACGTCGTGGACCATCGAGTTGGTGGCGGCGGCGCGGCCCCGGCGGTCGGTCCCGTAGACCGCCTTGGCGACCTCGACGGCCTTGGAATAGCGGGCATCGGGGTCCTCGTGGCGACCGATGGCGGCGATGCAGATCTCGCCCTCCATCACGTACGCGCCGTCGTTGTTGCGGGTGATCTCGATGTCGCCGCGCTGGCCTGCGATCACGATCGTCTTGATGGTCATGGGTGGGCTCCGTGGGGGTGCGGGGGGTGCGTGGGGTCAGTCGTTCCTGAGGAAGTCCTCGACGTGCTCGGGGTCCATGTTGGCGAGGAACCCGACGAGGTTGACGAGGTCCTCGCGGACCTTCCCGAGGTTGCCGACGAGGCCCCAGTTGGCCGGGGCGGCGGCGTGCTCCTTGTCGTTGATGTCGAGGTGCATCTGCAGCACGTCGAGCAGGCGTGCGATGTCGTTCCGCCGCGCCGCGTACGCCTCGGCGGCGGTTGGTTGCGTGGGGGCGGGCGTCGGGGTCTTCGGGGGGCGCTTCGTCATGGTCGTGCTCCTGTGCGGGGGTTGCGTGGTGTTCCGGTAAACAGCGAAGCCCGCATCACGCGGGCTTCAGGGGGTCGGGTGGCTCTTGCCGTCGCCGGTCGGCGGCGCTTTGGGCTCGCCGACCGCCTTCAGGTAGTCGATCAGGTCGCCCGCGGTCCAGGTATCGCCCTCGACCGCGTCATGCTCGTTCAGCCCGTCGCGGCCGTCGCGGTCGATCTCGAAGAGGCGGAAGCCGCCGGTGTTCGTGGTGTCTATCGCCCAGGTCCGGCCGTCGGGGGTGTGGACCTCGACGCTGGCGACGGTGAAGCCCCGGCGGCCCAGGGCGCTGGCGATCCCGATGGCGTTCTTCGTGCTGGTCTTCATCGCGTGGTTCTCCGTCGCGGGGGTTGTGGGTCGCCCCGCGTTGTGACACATGAAGCCATGACATCCGCGCACCGGCAAGGCGAATGCGTCAGGAATCGCCCGGAATCTGCCGCTTGTGGGCAACTACGCGGGACATGTGGGCAAGTGGCGGGACATCCCGGCCCGGGAGGACCGCGATGACTCCCGAACACGCGCCTAGTTCCGGGGCGGATGCGGAGACGCCCGGGATGGCGCGGCTGAACCCCGCCGCGCTTCCAGTCGCGGACGCCGCACGCGTGCTGACGCGCCTTGGCGGCAGAGCGGTGACGGAGGGCATGCTCAACGCGGACATCGATGCGGGTGCGCCGACGAACGCGGACGGAACCATCAACCTCGTGCACTACGCCGCGTGGCTGGTGAAGGAGATGACGGCCGGTGGCGATTGACCCGCGCAAACTCAAGCCCGGCGAGCTGGCGCGGCTGCTGAATAGCACGCCCTTGAGCGAGGTGGTCAGCGAGCGGCAGCTCCACCGCCATCGGACGCGCGCCGGCTTCCGCGTCGCGGCGGATGGGGACGCGGGGAAGGTGGACCTGTTCCGGTACGTCGCGTGGCTCGTCACGACCCGGCACGAGGCGCTCGCGGAGGCGGCGCGGGAGCCGGAGGGGCTGACCGGCTACGAGGCGATGAAGGAGCGGGCGCGGCAGCGCAACGCGATGTTGTCGCTCTCCGGGCGGGACATCGGCGACCTGCCCCCTGTGGCCGATCCGGCGCGGAAGGAAAGAGCCGCGCGGGACTTCCGGTACTTCTGTGACGCCTATTTCGCCCAGACATTCCATCTCCCCTGGTCGCCCGACCACCTGCGCGTGGTCGCCAAGATCGAGCAGGCGGTGCTGGAGGGCGGCCTGTTTGCGATGGCGATGCCACGCGGCAGCGGCAAGACGAGCCTCTGCGAGGTCGCGTGCCTGTGGGCGATGCTGTACGGCCACCGCGACTTCGTCGCGCTGATCGGCTCGGACGAGGAGCACGCCGCGGGGATGCTCGAATCGATCAAAGCGGAGCTGGAGAACAGCGAACTGCTCGCGGACGACTTCCCCGAGGTCTGCCACCCGATCCGGGCGCTCGAAGGCATCCACCAGCGGGCGTCCGGGCAGCTCTTTCGGGGGAAGCAGACGCATATCGGGTGGACGGCACGGGAGATCGTGCTCCCGACGATCCCCGGCTCGCCGGCGGCGGGCGCCATCATCCGTGTGGCGGGGATCACCGGCCGCATCCGCGGCATGAAGCACAAGCGGGCCGACGGCACCTCGGCCCGCCCGTCGCTGGTGCTCATTGACGATCCGCAGACCGATGAGAGCGCCCGCAGCCCGAGTCAGTGCGCCAACCGCGAGCGCATCCTCGCCGGCGCGATCCTCGGGCTGGCCGGGCCCGGGAAGAAGATCGCCGGGCTCATGACGCTGACGGTCGTCCGCCCCGACGACCTGGCCGACCGCATTCTTGACCGGGACAAGCACCCGCAGTGGCAGGGCGAGCGGACGAAGATGGTGTACGCCTTCCCCCTGCGCGAGGCGCTGTGGCAGCGGTACGCGGAGCTGCGGGCGGAGGGGCTGCGGAACGACCGGGGCTTGGCCGACGCCACCGCGTTCTACGGTCAGCACCGTTCCGCGATGGACGAGGGGGCGCAGGTCGCCTGGCCGGAGCGGTACAACCACGACGAACTCTCCGCCGTCCAGCACGCGATGAACCTGAAGCTGCAGGACGAGGCGGCGTTCTTCGCGGAGTATCAGAACGAGCCGCTGCCCGAGGTGCAGGCGATCGACGACCTGCTGAGCGCCGACCAGATCGCGGCGAAGGTGTCGGGGCACCTGCGGGGCGATGTGGCGATCGGCTGCACGCGGCTGACAATGTTCGTGGACGTGCAGGGCAAGGCGCTGTTCTACCTCGTCGCTGCCTGGGAGGACGACTTCACCGGGTACATCATCGACTACGGCACTGAGCCGGACCAGAAGCAGGCGTACTTCACGCTCCGCGACATGCGGCGCACGCTGGCGGCCGCCGCGCCCCGGGCCGGCGTCGAGGGGGCGATCTACGCAGGGCTCGAGCGTCTCGCGTCGTCGCACCTGGCCCGCGAGTGGCGGCGCGACGACGGGGCGATGGTCCGGATCGACCGCTGCCTCATCGATGCGAACTGGGGATCGTCCACGGATGTGGTGTACCAGTTCTGCCGTCAAAGCCCGCACGCCGGCGTGCTGATGCCCAGCCACGGGCGCTACGTCGGCGCGTCGAGCATTCCGTTCTCCGACTTCAAGCGCAAACGCGGCGAGCGGATCGGCCTGAACTGGCGCGTGCCCGTCGTCACGGGCAAGCGGGCGGTGCGGCACGTCCTGTTCGACACGAACTACTGGAAGTCGTTTGCCCAGTCGCGTCTCGCGGTGCCGATGGGCGATCCCGGGTGCCTGTCGCTGTTCGGCACCAAGCCAGAACCGCACCGTCTGCTCGCGGAGCACCTGACCAGCGAATACCGGGTCAGGACCGAAGGGCGCGGCAGAACGGTGGACGAGTGGAAGCTCCGCCTCGATGGACTCGACAACCACTGGCTCGACTGCCTGGTGGGTGCCGCGGTCGCAGCCTCAATGGAAGGGGCGATGCTCTTTGGGACCGACACCCTAGCGGCAGCGCGACCTCGGGTGCGCCTGTCGCACCTGCAAAGGAGCAGGCGATGAATCGCACGGACGTGCCATCCCGCAAGCCTGCCGAGCAGCGTGGCCTTCAGTGCCCAAAGTGTGGCAGCGGGCGGTGGAGAGTGCTCTACACGCGCCCTCGTCCGGGGGGGCGGCTGGTGCGACGCCGCGAGTGCCGCAACTGCGGCAAAGCCGTCATCACGACGGAAAGAGTGATCGGATAGCGTCGGCAGTTCCATATGCGTAACGATCTGCACGAGTGCCCCTTGAGTGGCCGTGACAACGAGTGCGCCTTCGCGTACAACTCGGCGTAGACATCCAGACCGGAGGTTCCGGGAGGCGAACGGTGAGCGGCTGATCCCCGAGCACTGCTAAGCCAAGATGCGATGCGCCGTGCAGGGCTGCACCCCTGTGCGGCGTTGTGCGTTTTGGATCCGCCTCTTGGAACCCCCAGCCTGGTGCAAGGACGCACGCCGATGCCGGATCTCACCCCCGATCTTGAACAGGCCATCCGCTACAACGCATCGCAGCCCGCGAAGGCGTCGATCGACGGCCAGTCCGTCGAGCAGCACTCCCTGAAGGACCAGATCGAGGCCGACCGTTACCTCGCGTCCAAGGACGCCGCGAGGAAGCCCGGCCTCGGCGTCAAGTTCGCCAAGCTCGTCCCGCCCGGTGCTGAGTAACCGGCTTCCTCCTTCCCTGCCCGTCACTCGCCTCATGCTCACGACCATCGCCAACATCCTCGGCCGGGCCACGCGTGAACGAGGAATGCCCTCGCCCGCACGCGCGGCCACGCTCACCGCCGGCCCGAACGGACGCGGGCTGGGCGGGCGGGGTGCTCGTGCGGTGGCGGTGCGCCGCGCGTCGGGTTCGGTGCTTGCCAAATTCGACTCGGCGCAGACCACGCCCGACAACCGCAAGCACTGGGCGGCGGCCGATGGCCTTTCGCCCAACGCGGCGGTCAGCCCCGAGGTCCGGCGCATCCTCCGCAACCGCGCCCGCTACGAGGTCGCCAACAACTCCTACGCCAAGGGGATTGTCCTCACGCTGGCCAACGACACGATCGGCACCGGCCCGCGCCTGCAGATGCTCACGGGCGACGCCGCGGCGAACCGCCGCGTGGAGGAGCTCTTCGAGTCCTGGGCCGAGGCGATCGATCTGCCCGGCAAGCTCCGCACCATGCGGCTCGCCCGCGCTGAGAGCGGCGAGGCATTCGGGCTCCTGGTCAGCAGCCCGGGCATCGACTCTCCGGTCAAGCTCGACCTGCGGCTCATCGAGCCGGAGCAGGTAGCCACACCGTGGCGCGTGGGGATGCGGGTTCCCGAGAACGAGGTCGATGGCGTCGTCCTCGACGAGCATGGCCTCCCCGTTGCGTACCGCGTGCTGCGCCATCACCCTGGCGACTGCGGTGGGTGGGGCGGGGGTGCTCCCGATTCCGCGGCGTTCGACACGCTCCCCGCAGCCAACGTGCTGCACTACTTCCGGCCCGATCGGCCGGGGCAGATGCGCGGTATCCCGGACATCACGCCGGCGCTGCCGCTGTTCGCGCAGCTGCGGCGGTACACGCTGGCGGTGATCGCCGCGGCCGAGACCGCCGCAGACTTCGCCGCCGTGCTCTACACGGAAGCGCCCGCCAACGGGGAGGCCGATCCGCTGGAGCCGATGGACGAGGTCGAGCTCGAGAAGCGCATGGCGACGGTGCTGCCCGGCGGCTGGAAGCTCGGGCAGGTCCACGCCGAACAGCCGACCACGAGCTACGCGGAGTTCAAGCGCGAGATCCTCAACGAGATCGCCCGCTGTCTGAACATGCCCTTCAACGTCGCGGCGGGGAACTCCTCGGGGTACAACTACGCCAGCGGCCGGCTCGATCACCAGACGTACTTCAAGAGCCTGCGCGTTGACCAGCACCATCTGCGGCTCGCGGTCCTGGACCGTCTGCTCAGGGCCTGGCTCGATGAAGCGGCGCTCGTCGAGGGGCTGCTCCCGCAGTCCATGCGGGTGCGCGCTGCCGCGACCCCGCACACTTGGTTCTGGGACGGCGTCGAGCACGTCGACCCTGCCAAGGAAGCCACCGCCCAGGCCACGCGCCTTGCCAACCACACGACCACGCTCGCCGCCGAGTTCGCCCGCCAGGGGCGCGACTGGGAGGACGAGCTGCGCCAGCGGGCGAAGGAACTCGCGCTCATGGCCGAGCTCGGGCTCCCGCTCACCACGACCGCCCAGAACGGCTCCGCGCCGCAGCGCGATGAGGAACAGGAGACCACCGCCGATGCAACGTGACACGATCAGCTTTGCCGACCACCCGCTCGTCATCCGCGCTCAGCACGCTGGCGACGGCGACGCGGGCCAGAAGAGCCTCTCGCTCACCGCGCAGGCGGAGTTCGAGTTCGTCGCGGGCGCGAGCGGCGACGCGGGGGCCAGCACCGCGCTGCCGAAGTTCCGAATGGTCGCGTACACCGGTGGCCCGATGAAGGTCGCCGGGTGGCGCCACCCGGTCGTCATCGACCTGGCGGGCCTGGCGATCCCCTCGCAGTCCCGCCCGATCCGCTTCGGGCATGATGCGGCCGCGGGCGTCGGGCATACCAGCGCTGTCGGCGTCGAGGACGGGCGGCTCGTGGCCTCGGGCGTGATCTCCCGCGACACGCACGCAGCCAAGGAGGTCGTGGCCTCGGCCCGGAACGGATTCCCGTGGCAGGCCTCGGTGGGGGCGAGCGTCGAGGCGTTCGAGTTCCTCCGCGAGAACCAGTCCGCCACCGTCAACGGCCGCGAGGTGCAGGGACCGCTGAACATCGTCCGCCGCGCCACGCTGGGGGAGATCAGCTTCGTGGACCTCGGCGCCGACGGCGGGACGACCGCCAGCATCGCGGCCTCCGGTGAGGCAGCTGGCGCGGGCGGTGGTCGCGACGGCGGTGACGCCGGGGGCACGCCGACCGCCGGTGCCGGCGGCTTGGGCACGTCCGACTCGGTCCGTGACCTCCGCGCCCAGATGGCCGCCGAGACGGACCGAATCGCATCGATTCGTCGCCTGTGCGCGGGGGCGCACGCCACTATCGAGTCCCAGGCCATCCGCGAGGGGTGGGATGCCACGCGCACGGAACTCGAGGTGCTGCGTGCCAGCCGGCCCAAGGCCCCCGCTGGCCCGGCGATCCACGCGAACGGCCATGCCGGCGTCACGCAGAAGGTGCTCGAGGCCGCGTGCATCCTCTCGGGCCGGTTGGAGACTCCGGAGAAGCACTGCGACGAGCGCGACCTCGAGGCCGCCAGCCGCGCCTTCGGCCGCACGATGGGATTGCAGGAGCTGCTCCTGCACGCCGCGTGGGCCAACGGCTACTCGGGCCGCACCTTCCGCGACTGGCACGGCGTGATGGACGCGGCGTTCGGCCGCCCCCACGACCGCATCGAGGCCTCGGTCGGCAACAGCACCATCAGCATCGCGGGCATCCTCTCCAACGTCGCCAACAAGTTCCTGCTGGAGGGGTTCTTCAGCGTCGAGCGCACCTGGCGGAACATCTGCGCTGTCCGCAGCGTCACGGACTTCAAGACCGTGACCAGTTACCGCCTCACCGGCAACGACGGGTACGAGAAGGTCGCCCCCGGCGGCGAGATCAAGCACGGGACGCTCGGCGAGGAGAGCTACTCCAACAAGGCCGAGACCTACGCGCTGATGCTGTCGATCGACCGGACCGACATCATCAACGACGACCTGGGCGCGATCACGACCGTCCCCCGCAAGCTCGGCTCGGGCTCGGGAAAGACCATCAACGAGGTCTTCTGGGCGGCGTTCATGGCCAACAGCGGCTTCTTCACGGTCGGCAACAAGAACTACATCTCCGGCGCCGACACGGTGCTCTCGATCGACGGGCTGACCAAGGCCGAGGTCACGTTCATGGACCAGGTGGACTCCGACGGCAAGCCCATCGGCGTGCTGCCGTCGATCCTGCTGGTGCCCACTGCGCTGTCGGCGATGGGAAGCCAGCTCTTCAAGAGCCTGGAGCTGCGCGACAACGCCGCGGGGGTCAAGTACCCCATCACCAACCCGCACCAGGGCAAGTTCCGCGTCGAGGTCAGCCGCTACCTGGGCAACCCCAAGTTCACCGGCAACTCCACCAAGGCGTGGTACCTGCTGGCGGATGCGAGCGACCTGCCCGTGGTCGAGATGGCGTTCCTCAACGGGCAGGAATCCCCGACGATCGAGACCGCCGAGCAGACCTTCAACCGCCTGGGCATCCAGATGCGCGGGTACCACGACTTCGGCGTGGCCCTGCAGGACCCGCGTGGCGGCGTCAAGAGCAAGGGTGAGGCGTAATGGGCGATGTGCTGCCGGGCGGGGGAGATGGCGGCGGAGTCACACCAGTCGAGCCGGAGGAACCCGGCAGCGGAGGATCTCAGATGTCCACGACGAAGTTCGTTCAAGATGGCGCGGCGATCGACTACACGCCGGTGGCCGACATTCCCGCGGGCACGGTGGTCGTGCAGGCGGACCTGGTCGGCACCACGCGCGTCGATCTCAAGGCCGGCCAGCTCGGGTCGCTGGCGGTGCAGGGGGTCTTCGACTTCCCCAAAGCGGCGGGCGCGGGCACGGCGTTCGCGGTCGGCACCCTGGCCTACTGGGATGCGACCAACAAGGTCGCCACCAAGACGCTCACGGGCAACAAGCTCATCGGCAAGGCCGTCCGCACCGCGGCCGACGCCGACACCGTTGTCCGCATCCGCATGTCGCAGTAAGGGGAGGGCGGCGTGGGTGACCTGCTCGAACAAGGCGCGGCGTTCCTGGACGACCAGCGGCACCGGCACATGAGCCGTCCCGTGGTCTACCGGCGCGGGGCGGACGCGAAAGAGGTCCAGGCCACCATCGGCCGCACAGAGTTCGAGCAGGCCGACGAGGCGGGCCTGATCCACCGCACCGAGTCGCGGGACTTCCTGATCCGAGCGGCGGACCTGGACCTGGGCGCAGGCCCGATCCAGCCCAAGGCTGGCGATCAGGTGCGGGAGCAGGTCGGAACGCAGGTGCTGGTGTACGAGGTCAACGCGCCCGGGGGCCAACCGCCCTGGCGCTACAGCGACCCGTACCGCAAGGTGATGCGGGTTCACACCAAGTTTGTCGGCGCGGAGGTTTGATGGCAGGGACCGACGGACAGAACGGCAACGGCACGAAGGCACGCTGGGCAGGCATCATGGTGACCGTGGTGCTCGCCGCGGGCGCGATCACGATCCAGTGGGGCGTCGTCACGGCCAAGCTCCAGCAGGTCGAGAAGCGGCTTGATGAACTGATCATCGAGGCTCGGGCGCTGCGCACCGAGTACCAGTCCATCGAGCGGCGGGTGTCCTACCTCGAGGGGCGGCTGAACGGGGCGACCGGGAGGACCGGCCCATGAGCACCATCGCCGCCATCGCCGATGCCGTTGCCGCACACATCAACGCCGGCACCTTCTCCCTGCCCGTCGCCGCGGCCCGAATGTACCAGCCGGCGTTCACGCTGGAGGACCTCAAGGCCCTGCGCGTCTCGGTCGTGCCCCGGACAACGGCGATTACCGCCGCCAGCCGCGACAGCAGCATCTACGAGTGCGTCATCGACGTCGGCGTGCAGAAGAAGCTGCCTGCAGAGGATGAGCAGGCCGACATCGACGGCCTGCTGGACCTCGTCGAGGAGATCGCAGACCACCTTCGGCTCACGCGACTACCGGATGTGCCCGAGGCGGCGTGGGCGGGGATCGCCCACGAGCCGGTGGTGTCAAGCGAGTCGCTGGAGCAGCACCGGGTGTTCACGAGCGTCCTGAGCGTCACGTACCGGGTGCGGAGGTAGGCCGTGCGGAATGTCGTGCTCATCAAGGTGGACCTCGACGACAGTGACAAGCCGCTGTCCGACGCCCGGCTGGTGGCGACGTTCACGCTCACCGCCGCGCCGACGAACACGCAGGCCGCGACGCTCACCGACGGCAAGGGCGTGGAGATCCAGATGCCGCCCGGCGTGCAGTACCGCTTCGAGCGGGTCAACCTGGGGGACCTGTTCGTGCGGAGCAAGGGCGGCGAGTCGGTGTACGTGGTAGGGCACACGGCCTGAGGCCACTGGTCAAGGAGCAAGGCGATGGCGATCAGACTGGGCATGGAGGCGAAGCTTCTGTACAAAGCCGGAGGGCAGGCCGGGGGCGGGTCATGGACGGTCCTGGGCAATGCGCGGGACGTCACGCTCAACCTCGAAGCGGGCGAGGCGGACGTCACCACGCGCGCCAACAGCGGCTGGCGGGCGACGGTCGCCACGCTCAAGGAGGCGAGCGTGGAGTTCGAGATGGTCTGGGACACCGCCGACGCGGGGTTCACGGCAATCAAGAACGCCTTCTTCCAGAACGCCCCCATCGGCCTGCAGATCCTCGATGAGACCGCCGGGCAGGGGCTGCAGGCAGACTTCTCGATCACCAACTTCTCGCGCAACGAGGCACTGGAGGAGGCGATCACGGTTTCGGTCACCGCGAAGGTGACGTACTCGGCGACGGCGCCCTCATGGATCGGCGGCTGATACGGCCCCCGCCCTCGCAACAGCCGTTCAACAGGCGTGCAACAGCGGTTCAACCGGAGGCGTGAATGCGCTCATTCAAGGACAACGCGGACAGGCAGTGGCAGGTCGAGGTGAACGTCACAGCGCTCAAGCGCGTGCGCGGCCTCGCCGGCGTGGACCTCATGCAGGCGATCGAGGGATCGGGCGGCCTGATCGAGAGGCTCGTCCGCGACCCCGTGCTCCTGTGCGATGTGGTCTACGCGCTCTGCAAGCCCGAGGCCGACGGGCGCGGCGTCAGCGATGAGGACTTCGGCAGGGCGATGGCGGGCGATGCCATCGAGCACGCGACGGCGGCGGTGCTGGAGGAGCTCGTGGGTTTCTGCCCGAGCCCGAGGGACCGGGCCAACCTCGGGCGGGTGCTCCAGGCCACGCAGGACGTCATGGAGAAGGCCCGCGACTTCACGAGCAAGCGGATCGATCGGCTGATCGAGAGCGGGGAACTCGACCGCCTGGCAGAGGCGGCGATGGCACCGCACGAGGCCCCACCGCCGCCGACGCCTGGCGGCTCGTCTGGCACTGCGCCGGAGCCGTTGGCGTCGATCCCGGGCCCCTGACGCTCCGCGCGCTCGTGGACATGCTCGAGGGCCGCCAGCGCCACGACTGGTCCATCGCCTCCATGTGCCTCTCCGTCATCGCCAACCTCCACCGCGACCCCAAGCGATCCAGGCGACTGACCCCCAGCGACTTCGACCCTTTCGCCAAGCGCAAAGCCCCGATCAAGGTCGACGTGTCGGTCCTCAAGGACGTGTTCATCGACGGCAAGTTTCCCGACCCGCCCCAGGAGGCTCCCGGATGAAGTTCCTCAACTCCCTCTCCACCCGCCACTATGTGTACCTGGTCGGCATGCTGCTGATGGTGCTGGTGCTCGCCTCGTGCGCCGGCATTGACCTGGGCGACCTGGTCAAGGTCAGGACGCCCAACGCCATCCAGCAGACCACCGGCCTGCGTGCCACGCTCAGCCTCAACGAGGCGGAGATCGAGTACCAGAACTGGTTCAACCAAGTGCAGACCACCGGCGCGCAGTGGAAGAGCAAGATCCAGCGCGCCGGCGAGGTCCGCGGGCTGCTCGGGCAGCTCACACTCTCGGCCCTCGACACCGTCGGCCCGACGGTCGCGGGCGTGCCCGTGCTCGGCCCAACGCTCCCGGCGCTGACGGGCATCGTTGGACTCTTCATCGGCAGCGGGCGACTGCGCAAGGAGAAGGAGGCCTCGTTCAACAAGGGCCTGGAGAAGGGCAGCGACCTGGCCGGCGGAGGGGACGCGTGATCACCATGCGGATCAAGGACATGTTCTTCGACCGCCACGTTGTGATGCGGGCTGCCGACGCCGCCAGGCGCAAGGTCCTTAGCCAGGCCGGCGCCTACATCCGGACGGCGGCGCGCACGACCATCCGCAAGCGCAAGGGGACCGCCCCGCCGGGTAAGCCGCCGCACTCGCACGAGGGGAGCCTGCGGAGGCTCATCCTCTTCGGCTACGACCGATCCAGTGACTCCGTCGTGGTCGGCCCCGTCGGGTTCAAGAAGAGCGCCGCGCCGCGGGCGCTGGAGCACGGCGGGGAGACGGTGGTGCATCGACGTGTGAGGGGGCGGGGCGGGAAGCTGGTGTCGCGGAAGGTCAGGATCGCGGCGCGGCCGTTCATGGCCCCGGCGCTGGAGAAGGAGCGGCCGAAGCTGCCGCTCTTGTGGCGGAACTCCATCCGCAAGGGAGGCTGATCGGTGGCGGACACGCGGGGCATCCGGGCCGGACGGGCGTTCGTCGAACTCGGCGTGAGCGACAAGCTCAGCGCCGGGCTCCGCCGCGCCCAGAAGCGCCTGGATGCCTTCGGCCAGGGGGTCCGCAATGCGGGCATCCGGCTGGCGGGCCTGGGCGCGGCCGCGGTCACGGCGCTGCTCGGGACCGTCAAGGTCTTCTCCGGCATGGGCGACGCCCTCGACAAGATGAGCCTGCGCACCGGCGTCAGCGTGGAGGCCCTCAGCGAGCTGGGCTTCGCGGCCGAGCAGGCGGGGGCGGATCTGGAGACGCTCGAGAACGGGCTGAAGTTCATGCAGCGCTCCCTCGTGGACGCGGCCAAGGGATCGGCGACCGCACAGAGGGCACTGTCGATGCTCGGACTGTCGGTGGCCGACCTGGCGGGGATGTCGCCCGATCAGCAGTTCAAGGTGCTGGCGGACCGGCTGGCCAAGGTCACCGATCCGGCGCTGCGCACGGCCCTGGCGATGGAAATCTTCGGCAGGGCGGGGACGAAGTTGCTTCCCCTGCTCTCCTCCGGCGCGGCGGCGATCGAGGAACTCCAGACGCAGGCCCGCAGCCTCGGCCTGACGGTGAGCACGCAGACGGCCAGGGACGCCGCGGAACTCAACGACACGCTCAACATCCTCTGGCGGGTGGTCAAGCAGGGTGTCTTCGCCATCGGCGGGGCGCTGGCGCCCACCATCAGGGACCTGTCGCAGCGGATCACACGCATCATCGTCAGCGCCACCGACTGGATCAAGCGGAACAAGGAAGTCGTCGTCTGGGCCCTCAAGATCGCGGCCGGCGTGGTGGTTGTCGGGGCCGTCCTCATCGGCCTTGGCGTGGCGATCACCGGCGTGGCCGCGGCGATGGGCGTGCTCGCCAGTGTCGTCTCAGGTATCGGCGCGGCGTTCGGGCTGGTCGGCGCAGCGCTGGGGGCGCTGCTCAGCCCCTTGGGCCTTGTAATCGCGGCCGTGGTCGGGCTGGGGACGGCGCTCCTCGTCACCAGTAGCGCGGGCGGGGCAGCCCTCGAATGGCTCGCGGATCAGTTCACGCGCCTACGCGACTGGGCCACCAAGGTCATCGGCGGTATCTCTGATGCGCTCGCGGCAGGCGACATTGCTCTCGCCGCCGAGATCCTGTGGCTCAGCCTCAAGGTCGTCTGGCAGCAGGGCGTCGCGGCCCTGAACCAGGTCTGGCTCGAGGCTAGGCAGTTCTTCGTCGGCACCGCCCAGTCCATGTGGTACGGCGCGCTGGCCGCCGCGGAGATCGGCTTTCACGCCCTCGAGGTCGCATGGATCGAGACAACCGCGTTCCTCTCCAAGACCTGGACGAACTTCACGACGGGCTTCCAGATGGTCTGGGAGCAGGCCTCGTCATGGGTCGCCAAGCGGATGCTGGAGATCCAGGGGCTGTTCGACTCTGGGCTGGATGTGGACGCCGCCAAGAAGGCCGTGGACCAGCAGCTCGAATCGCGACTCGTGGAACTCGAAGATGCCGCCCAGCGCGATGTCGCCGCGCGGGAGCGCCGCCGCGCCGCCGAGCGCGAGCAGGCCGCCGCCATCCACGAGGCGACGCTCGCGGCGATCGGTCAGGACTTCGAGAACGCGCAGGACGCCCTTCGGAAGGACACCGAGGCGGGTCTGGCCGAGTCCCGCGCGGCGCTCGATGCGGCGAAGGAACGTCTGGCCTCAGCGATCGAGGAGGCCCGGCGCAAGCGCGAGGCAGCGGACGCAGTACGTGGGCCTGCTCGCTCCCCCCGCGACCTGATGGCCGAGTTTGATGAGCGGATTGCGAGCTTGGGCGACCTGCTCGCCAAGGGAATCAGCGTGCGCGGCACCTTCAACGCTCGCGCGACGCAGGGACTCGCGGCGGATTCCGGAGCCGCCGAGCGCACGGCGAAGGCCACCGAGCAGACCGCTAAGCACACCAAGCGCCTGGCCGATGCCGCGCAGACCGGCGGATTGACGTTCGGATAAGGGAGACCTGTTCGTGCCGATCACGGTGACGGAGAAGTTCGAGAGCCGCAAGTCCACTAAGGGCGACAACCCCTCGGCGGAGCTGGTCTACACCGTGCGCGGCACTAACGACGACCTCGCCGCCCGGGCTCAGGCCGAGAGCACCAGCCCGGGGACCTATGACAGCCTGCCGCGGCAGTCGGTCTCCGTCGAGCCCGCGGGCGATGAGCTGTGGGAGGCGACCGTCCGGTACGGGCGCCAGTCCGGTTCGCTGCCGACCCCCGGCGAGAGCATCTTCTCCTTCGACACCGGCGGCGGCACGCAGCACATCACCCAGAGCAAGCAGACCGTCTCCAGCCACGCCGCCCCAAGCACGACCGCGCCCGACTTCAAGGGCGCGATCGGCGTCACCGCCGACGGCGTCGAGGGCGTGGACATCACCGTCCCCGTCTACCAGTTCTCCGAGACGCACTACTTCCCGAATGAGCAGGTCACGCAGGGGTACAAGGGCACCCTCTTCAGCCTCACCGGGAAGGTCAACGGCGGGGCCTTCCGGGGCTTCCAGGCCGGCGAGGTGCTCTTTCTGGGGGCGACGGGGTCGCGCCGCGGCACCAATCCCGATGACGACTGGGAGATCACGTTCCGTTTCGCCGCCAGCCCGAACGCGACGGGGATCTCGGTCGGACCGATCGGCGGCATCAGCAAGAAGGGCTGGGAGTACCTCTGGGTCCGCTACGCGGACGAGGAGGACACCGCCTCTCACGCGATCGTGAAGCGGCCGGTCGCGGCGTATGTCGAGCGCGTGTACGACGAGGGCAACTTCGCAGGCCTGGGGATCTGACCCTCCCACGAAAGGAACTATGGGCGACGCATTCCGCAAAGTCCGGTCCGGCCAGGCGCTCCGCATCCCCGCGGCGGCCTACAACGCCTTCGTCGAGGCGGCGGTCAACCAGCGCCGGCGCGAGCGCAACTCGGGCGCGGGGCCGGCGCTGGAGCCCGCACCTCGCGGCATCGTGCTGGTGCGCAACGACTCGGAAGAGGAGATCGAGCCGTACCACGCGCTGGCGATCACGGGCGTGCTGGTGGAGCCGGGCGAGGATGATCAGGAGCGGACGTTCCACAGCCGCACGCCGCTGACGGGCGAGATCGCCACCGAGGAGTCGCCAACGCTCTCGTTCGTCTTGGCGCTCCAGCCGATCAAGCCCGGCAAGCTCGGGCGGTGCGTGCTCACGGGCGTGACGCCCGCGCGCGTGCTGATCACCAACGAGACGGACACCACCTGCGAGCTCGCGGCCGGGGAATCGGTCCTGGCCGGCACGCCCATGGGCGGCATCCCCATCCTCTGGAAGGAAGCCGGCACCGGGGAGAAGTGGGCGGTCATCGAGATGGGGCGGCCGTCGCCTGGGCGCGTGACTGCCATCCTGGGCGCGGCGGAGCCGATCCCGACCGAGCGCAACCGCTGGCGCTACCCGTGGCAGGAGGCGCGTCTCGACGGCGACCCCGGCAGCGAGACCTACCTCCGCTATGTCGCGGTGCCCGAGGGCCTTTCGTCACAATCCGCCGGAGGCGGTGAGGACCCGATGCGGATGGCGATCAACCGCTTCGAGGCCCACCACATGAACGACTCGGAACCGGGCTCCGGATTCGGCGGGCTGCTGGGCCTGGGTCCCGTGTGCGAACTCCCCGGCGTGCTCCCCAAGTGCCCGCCGGCGCGGTCGCTGCGGCCGAAGCTCGTCCCCGTCCCCGAAGGCGTGAGCGTGCAGCTCACCTGCGAGCGCGACAGCAAGGGCAAGCCGGTCTGGGTCTTCGAGGCCATGAGCCTGATCGAGATCGCCGACCCGGCCGACGAGGACCGGAAGTTCAACCTCTACATCGAGGGAGGCGCATGACGATCACCCCTCCCGCCAAGCCGAGCCTCGACGCCCGCCGCGAGCACGAGCGCGGCAAGTACGTCTCGCTCGCCGCCGCCCCCGGCTCGCGCTACGGCACGACCAATCACGGCGCGGCTGCGATCCCACTCGTGCAACGGCTCAAGCCCACGCCACGTTTCGTGGTGGACTTTGGGTGCGGCCGCAACGACTTCATCCGCGCCCTGCGCCGGCTCGGCATCGACGGGCTGGGGATCGACTTCGCCTTCCCCGAGGCGGACATCCCGCGAGCGATGCACAAGACCGGCCTGCTCGACGTCGTCGCGGATGTGGTGACGAGCTTCGACGCCCTGGAGCACCTGCTCCCGGAGGACGTGGACGCCGTCCTCGCGGAAATGCGACGCGTGGCGCGTTCACGGGCGCACTTCGTCTTCTCGATCTGCACCCGCCCGAGTCGCATGACCGCCGCCGGCGAAGGGCTGCATCCGACCGTGCAGCCTCTGGCGTGGTGGCTGGAGCGCATCGGCCGTGTCGGCACGGTGACCGCACCGCGGGCCGAGGGGCGGTACATCGTCGGGCGGTTCACGGCCAAGGAGGGGTGCGGCTGTGCGTGAGAACCAGTCGGACATCGCGGCGCTGCAGGCGGGGCTCAAGGCACGCAAGCCGGCGCGGGATGGCCTGCGCCTCTACACCGCCGACTTCGATTCGGTGTCCCTGTCCGGTTTCTATCGCGGGCGCTCCGCGTTCCTGATCCTGTCCGGGCCGTCCTTGATCCAGATCGACCTCGGTCTGCTCGATCGCCGCGGCATCGTCACGATGGGCGTCAACAACTCATGGACTGTTCACCGCCCGACCTTCTGGACCTGCGTGGATGACCCGGGCCGCTTTATCGATACCGGCTGGAAGGACCCCGGCATCCTGAAGTTCGTCCCGACCTGCCACTGGGACAAGCGGCTCCGCATCCAGAACCCCGACGGCACCATGCGCAACAGCGCCTTCCGCGTGCGGCAGATGCCGGGCGTGCTGTTCTTCCGCCGCGCCGACCACTTCGACCACGAGCGGTTCCTCACCGGCGACTCGATCCCGTGGGGCAACGATGGCAAGCATGCCGACTCGCTGGGGATCGTGGGCAAGCGCAGCGTCATGCTGGTCGCCCTCCGATTGCTGCACTACCTCGGCTTCGGCACGGTCTATCTGCTCGGGTGCGACTTCAAGATGGCCGAGGACCGCAAGTACGCCTTCGAGGAGCACCGCGCCCCCAACGCGATCCGCCACAACAACGTCCTGTACGACTCCCTGGCCCGCCGCTTCGAGGCCCTGCGGCCGCACTTCGACAAGCACCGCTTCCGCGTCGTCAACTGCTCGCCGGGGAGCGAGCTGCAGGCGTTCGATCGCATGGACTTCGACGCCGCGGTGAAAGCCGCGTCCGCCGAATGCGGCAAGCCGGTGAGCTCGCAGGGCTGGTACGAACCGAACCCGCCCCCCCACAAGCCAGCGCCCGAGGCGGCGCAGGAGGCCGCCCGATGAGCGACGGCCCGACCCGCTACTACCTCTATATACCTGTCTGGGCCACCGGCCGCGCCCCGCAGGGCGGCGGGTCGAGCAACTACTCGACCGGCTCCGGCGGTGGGGGTTCGACCAACACGCCTTCCTCGTCGATGCCGCCGAGCGGATCGACGCCGCCCAGCGTGACGACCAGCGGCGACTGGCACTACACCACCGGCTCGGGCGGCACGCCGACCCTGACCTGGGTGACGACCAACGACTCGCGGTATTCCCGCTCGTCCGGACCGGGAAGCCCGTCGGCATCCAGCAGCGGCACGACGGACTCGATGCCGAGCCAATCCAGCAGCGGCGGAAGCAGTTCGGATACTGACTCAAGCGGCATGTCCAGTTCGGGCATGAGCTCCAGCGGCGGCTCCTCCAGCGGCAGTTCCGGCGGCGGGTCCAGCTCCGGGATGAGCTCGGGCGCAAGTTCGGGCGCGAGCTCGGGCATGAGCTCCGGCGCCTCATCCGGCGGTTCGTCCGGCGGGTCCTCCGGTGGCTCCTCCGGTGGAGGGTCGTCGGGCGGCGGGTCCTCGGGCGGTGGCTCGTCCGGCGGGGGCGGGTCTTCCGGCGGCGGGAGCGGCCCCGGCGGTTCCGGTCCCGGCGGGACGGGGCCGGGCGGAACGGGTCCTGGCGGCACCGGCCCCGGCGGGAGCAACTGCCTCCTCTTCGGCACGCTCGTGCGCCTGGCGGACGGCCGCCTCACGCCCCTTGAGAACCTCCGGCCGGGCGATCTCGTGGCCTCGATCCATGTCCCCGGCCTCGAGGTCGATGTCCCGTACCGCGCCCAGTACAACTGGCTCTCGCATCACGGCCTGCACGGCGCGACGCCTGTTACCGCGCGGGTCGCCAGCATCCGCCTCGGCGAGCACCAGGGCTTCGTCGTCATCAACCGCCGTCTCAAGGCCACGCCCGAGCACCCGTTCATGATCCGCCGCGGAGACGAATGGGGCTTCGCCTCCGCCGAGTTCGTCCAGCCCGGCGACTTCCTGATCGATGAGCGGATGGACGAGGAGGAGGTCGTCTCGGTGGTCCGGATCGACGCCCCAACCCGCACCGTGGCCATCCACATCCCGGGCACCAACACCCTGCTCGCCGACGGGGTCTGGGTCCACAACGACATGCCCGCCACCGCGCACAGTTCCGGCTCCGGCAGCGGATCCGGCTCGGGATCTGGCAGCGGATCGGGGTCCGGGTCGGGCAGCGGCTCATCCAGCAGCAGCGGGTCGTCGGGGAGCAAATCCAGCGGCTCGTCTTCCTTCTCGTCGTCGGGTTCCTCGTCAGGGAGCGGCTCGGGAAGCGGCTCCAGCGGATCCTCGGGCGGCGGCTCTGGCTCGGTTGTGGAGCAGTGAGGCGCATCAACCCGCACACGCGTCAACTAGGGCCTCCGCTCGCGTTGACGGCAGGTTGACCCGACACCGGCATCGTCCTGGCTGGCCGACATCGTTGGCATGGACAATACCCATGCCGATCGTCTGCTTAAAGTCGCGCGAACGCTGCGATCCAGCCTCGTCTCAATGGTGACTCAGGTCGATGATCTCTGCGATCTGATCGAGAGGGCCGTTCCGCGGGCGCACGTCTCCCCGGTCGTCGCCGCCGCTCCCGATGGCAACCAGCTGCGCATCGAACGTACCACCTACTCCGTGCAATGGCGCGAGCGCGGGTGCGTGCTCGGGAACACCACGGGGTTCGCACTCCTGGAGCGTCTCGCGCGTCGCCCCAACGAGTATGTCAACATCGACGTCCTTCTCGACGACCTGTGGGCCAGCACACGCACGTACTCAACAGTCCGCAGCACCGTCTGCCGTCTCAAGACCAAGCTGCGGGAGGCCGACATGGCAGATCTCGCGGCGCTGATCGACGGGAGCATGTACGGTCACTACGCACTGCTCCTTCGCAGGTCGTAGACGTGCAACCGCTTTTCAACAGCGGTGCAACAGATGTGCAACTGGTCAGCCGGGTGACTGGGGTATGGTCTGACCGATCATCCGTCGGCGCGGTCGCCGACCGAATAAGCGCCATGCTCGAAAGGCACGCCATGCCGCCCACCGACCCCTCCGAGGGAAGCACACCGCTGACGCCCGCGGCTCAGTACGTCCGCATGTCCACCGAGCACCAGCAGTACTCCACGGAGAATCAGCGCGACGCGATCGCGGAGTTCGCCAAGGCCCGTGGGTATGAAATCGTGAAGACCTACGCCGACGACGGCAAAAGCGGTCTTCGTATCGAGGGGCGCGAGTCCCTCCGACAGATGCTCGCGGACGTGCAGAGCGGCGCAGCGCCCTACAGGGCGATCCTCGTCTACGACGTCAGCCGGTGGGGTCGCTTTCAGGACTCCGACGAGAGCGCCTACTACGAGTACGCCTGCAGGCGAGCCGGCATTCACGTCGAGTACTGCATGGAGCAGTTCGCCAACGACGGCAGCCCCGTCTCTACGATCATCAAGAGCGTGAAACGGGCGATGGCCGGCGAGTACAGCCGCGAACTCTCCAACAAGGTGTTCAAGGGTCAGTGCCGACTGATCCAGCTTGGCTATCGCCAGGGCGGCCCGGCCGGATACGGCCTGCGCCGCATGTTGATCGACGTGAACGGGACGCCGAAGGGGGAGCTCAAGCGCGGGGAGCAGAAGAGCCTGCAGACCGACCGCGTGATCCTGGTGCCCGGCCCCGCCGATGAGCTCCAGGTGGTTCAATCCATCTACGAGCAGTTCGTCAAGCACGGCAAGCGGGAACGGGCCATCGCGGAGAGTCTCAACGAGGCCGGGATCGCGTCCGGGTGCGATCGGCCGTGGACCAGAAGCATGGTCCACCAGATCTTGACCAACGAGAAGTACATCGGGAACAACATCTACAACCGGGTGTCGTTCAAGCTCAAGAAGAAGCGGGTCGTGAACCCCCCCGACATGTGGGTGCGGGTCGACGGGGCCTTCGACGCCATCGTCGACCCCGAATCCTTCTATATGGCGCGGGGGATCATCCAAGAGCGCAACCGGCACTTCACCGACGCGGAGATGCTGGACCGCCTGAAGACGCTGCTCGCCGTCCACCCGGAACTCTCAGGCGCCCTCATCGATGAGACCGACGGCATGCCCTCGAGTTCCGCCTATCGGCAGCGGTTTGGGAGTCTGGTCAATGCATACCGGCTGGCAGGGTACACGCCCGAGCGGGATTTCGAATACCTGGAGATCAACCGACACCTGAGGCGGGCACACCCGCAGCTCCTGGGCGACATGATCCAGGACTTGCAGACGATGGGCGCGACCGTGGAGCGCGACGAGGCGTCGGACGTGCTCGTCATTAACGGGCTCTACAGCGCGTCCCTCTACCTGGCACGGTGCCGGTCCACTCCCGCAGGTTCGCACCGATGGCGTTTCCGCGTGCCCGGGGAGCGCAGCTCCGACATCCACATCATCGTGCGGATGGATGCCGCCAACGAGCAGCCCGCGGACTATTTCCTGCTGCCCGCCCTGGACATCGAGATGCCCGAGCTGCGGCTGTCGGCGTTCAACGGGGCATCGATCGACACGTTCCGGTTCGAGTCGCTGGAGTTCTTCTTTGGGATGGCCAAGGTCGTCCAGATCGAGGTGGCTGCATGA